CAAAAGAACACATATAACTAACGATGGTGTAATTAAGGAGATATTATGAGTATATGTGAAAATAGTTACTATTATTTCATAGGTGCATTAAATGACCAACAATGTAATGCAATTATAGAGAGAGGGTTGTCTGACATGACTCTCACAGAACAAAAGAGTGGTAAACACGCCACAGATGCTACTACTTTTGATTTTAGACAAAAAGGTGGTGAAACATCTAATGCTGGTAATATCGCACAAAATCATTTGACTGCACAAGGTAGAAGAAAAAAAGGTATTAAAGAGGAAGATGTATATGTTAGAGATACTAAAGTTGGGTGGTTAGCAGATAAATGGATATATGATTTAATACACCCATATATACACGAAGCGAATCAAAAAGCAAACTGGAACTATCAATGGGATTTTTCTGAAACTTGTCAGTTTACAGTTTACAATCCAGGCCAATTTTATTCGTGGCATACTGATGGTGGTTCAAGACCATATATACCATTTGACCCAACAGTAAAGGAACAAAGAAGAAAAGATAGTGATGGTAACTATATGATTGCAAAAGATGATACTGGTAAAGAAATAAAGTTTGATAAAACATATAGAGACGGAAAATTTGAAGGTTTACCAAGATATATTCCAGCGCCTGGTTTTGTGGATAATCCAAATCAGTTCTGGAAGACTAGAAAATTATCCGTTACGATAAATTTAACCAATCCAAAAAATTACAAAGGTGGTAATCTTAAATTTGATTTAGGGCCTCATATGGGTAATAAAAGATATCACACTTGTACGGAAATAAGACCAAGAGGTTCTATCATAGTATTTCCATCATTTATACACCACTTGGTTACTCCAGTTACAGAGGGGACTAGATATTCTTTAGTAATATGGAATTTAGGAAAGATGTTTAGATGATTGATACTGTAAAATTTTTCAAAGAAAAAAAGTATGTTCTCATAAAAGAGATGATACCTAGAGATATTGCAAAAGTAGCAACTCAATATTCTCATTATGATAGAGCAAGTAATTTTCAACCAGAATCAGAAGGTGCTCAAATTCCAGGCAGTCATAGTGTTTATGGTGACCCACTTATGGAAACACTTTTGAATTTCGGAAGAAAGACAATAGAAAAATCTACTGGATTAGAATTGTGGCCTACTTATTCTTATTATAGATTATATAAAGTAGGTGATGTATTAAAAAGACATAAAGATAGACCATCTTGTGAGGTATCTATTACTTGTTGTTTAGGATATGATTACAAGGGTAAAAAAGATTACAACTGGGGTATGTTTGTTGGCCCAGAAGATGGTGAGAGAGGTGCAAAAGGAAAGATGATTCCTATGGAGCCTGGTGATGGAGTAATCTATCGTGGGTGTGAAGTAGAACATTGGAGAGAAGCGTTTAACGCACCAGAGGGTGCGTGGCAAACACAAGTATTTTTACATTATGTAGACAAGAACGGCCCATATGGTGATTTTTGTAAATTTGATTCTAGACCAGCACTTGGTCTTCCACACACAACGAAAGATATGGATAAGGTAAAAGCTGCCAATGATGCTGATAAAAATGCAACTTATAGACAAAAAGACATAGACTTTCCAGAATTAGATAAAGAAGAAGTACCTTATGAAAATAGAGAAGAAAAATGAAGTATACATACGAATTGAAACAGAACCACATATTGCAAGAGAACTCTCAGAGTATTTTACCTTTGAAGTGCCTGGTGCAAGATTTATGCCCAGTTATAGAAACAAAGTATGGGACGGAAAAATACGATTATTCTCAGTTGCTACTGGACAAATCTATTTGGGATTGTTACCATACATCAGAGAGTTCTGTAAACGAAATGACATTAGATACGAATTAGATTTCAATACAAGACCAGAGGACATTGATGAATCAACTATTAAGTCATTTATTAAACACCTTAAAGTTCCATACAAAGCTCGTGATTATCAGATTTCTAGTATTCTTTATGGTGCCAGAAAATGTCGTGGTCTTTTTGTTTGTCCTACTGCATCTGGTAAATCGTTAATCATTTATGGTCTTACAAGATGGTGTCATTCAAAGAATCTTAAAACATTGATACTCGTACCCACAACAAGTTTAGTAGAACAGATGTCTAGTGATTTCTTAGACTATGGTTGGTTAGAATCATATATTCAAAAAGTATATTCTGGTCATAGTAAAAAGATAGAAAAAGATGTTGTGATATCTACTTGGCAATCTTTACATAAGTTTCCTAAAAAATATTTTGAACAGTTTGGTTGTGTCATAGGTGATGAGGCTCATCTATTCAAAGCAAAATCACTCACATCTATAATGACTAAACTACATTTATGCAAGTATCGCTTTGGACTTACTGGCACATTAGATGATTTACAAACACATAAATTAGTTCTAGAGGGATTGTTTGGTACTACAAATAAAGTCATATCTACAAAAGAATTGATAGAAAAGAAAACATTATCTAATCTTAAAATAGATAGTCTAATTTTAGGATATAGTGAAAATGAGTGCAAGATAGTAAAAGATTTAAAGTACGCAGATGAAATAGATTACATTGTAAATCATAGACAAAGATTAAATTTTGTAAATAAATTAGTTAGTCCACTTAAAGGTAATACATTAGTATTATATCAATATGTAGAAAAACACGGAAAACCTTTATATGATTTGATAACAAATACTTATAAAGACAGAAAAGTTTTTTTTGTAAGTGGTGGTGTTGATGCATTGACTAGAGAAGAGATTAGAGCTCTAACTGAAAAATCTAAAGATGCGATTATTGTTGCATCATATGGTACTTTCTCTACTGGTATTAATATTAAGAACTTACATAATATAATTTTCTCATCACCTTCTAAAAGTAAGATTAGAGTTTTACAATCTATTGGTAGAGGTTTGAGATTAGGTGATAATAAAACAGAGTGTAAATTATTTGACATAGCAGATGACTTTTCATATAAAAATAGACAGAACTTTACACTTCGTCATTTTATGGAAAGAATAAATATATACAACGAAGAACAATTTGATTATACAATACATAGGATAAAATTATGATAAAAGAAAAGGATTATGAAAAATTTAAAGAAATGTATGACTATAAAAGAAAGATTGAGTATAATAAAGAAAAGATAAAAAAAAGAATTGATAAGATGTATGAAGAATTTGAATTTAATATAATGGAAACAAAAGAAGAGGTTTTTGAACACTTCTGGGAAAATGTAAATTTAAATAGAGCTAAGTTAGATGAACCCCCAGTTGAATGGAAACCAATGGATAAAAAGTTAAGGTTGTGGAATGAGTAGTTACCGAATAATGAAACTATCAAATGGTGATGAAATCATTTGTAAGTTACACAATGCTGAAAATGGATATTTTAAAGTAGGATATCCTATGAAGATGTGTACGGTAAATACTATGGGAAAAGATGGTAAATATGAAGAAAATCTTGCACTTCGTAAGTGGGCTACATTTACTAAAGATAAAGTATTTGCAATAGAAAAAACTCAAGTCGTTCTACACTATGAAGTAAACATTGGGTTATGTAAATATTATGAATATATATTAAAAAGATATGATGATGCTGAACGATATAGAAATAAAGACGGTGATGAATTAAAAGTAAATGACGACAATATTGAAGTCAAAGAACAGAAAACTACATTAGAAGAATCTGATATGGAAGAATTAATTGATGAATATCAAAATGTACCTTATGATTATGATGAAACTAAACACTAATTTCAATCAATACAAGAACAAGTATAACACCCAAAAATATTTTGTCAATAGGTAATTTATTTTTTTATATGGTTGACAATAAAATAAAATATGGTAAAGTAATGAATACAAGGAAAATATATTGGCTGCAAATGCAAAACATTATGTTAACAATAAACAATTCTTAGAGGCAATCACAGAGTGGAAAGAAAAAGTAAAAGATGCAGAATCTTTAGGAGAAGAAGTTCCACCAGTAACAGATTATATTGGTGAGTGTTTTTTAAAGATTGCACAACATTTATCATTTAGACCTAACTTTATAAACTATACATTTAAAGAAGAGATGATAGGTGATGGTATAGAAAACTGTCTACAATATGTAAATAATTTTGACCCAGAAAAATCAAAGAACCCCTTTTCATATTTTACACAAATAATATACTATGCATTTATTCGTAGAATACAAAAAGAAAAAAAACAAACACACACTAAACATAAAATAATAGAAAAGAATATGATGCCTACTTTTGACCAGAATCCCTTAGATGACACAAACTATGGTAATCAATATATGGATTATTTACAAAAGAATATGTTACCACAAGATGGTCAAGAAGTTTACAAAGCAAATAGTTCTAAGAAAAAAGAAACTAAAAAGAGTTTAGAAAATTTTTATGAGGAAAAATGAACTTAGATAATTACATAAAAAAAAGAGTTAAATACAGAATCATTACAGCAGATACTTGTGTTTATTGTGATAAAGCTAAAAAACTTATGGAAAACTTTAACATAGATTATGAAGAACACAATGTATCAAATGATGATATAAGAGAAGATTTTAAAAAACAAGGGTTCAAAACTGTTCCACAAATATGGAATGAAAAGAACAAACACATCGGTGGATATGATGATTTAAAATCTTACATATATGATAGTCAATGGAAACACATTGACGGATACAAAGGAGAATAGTATGTTTAGTTTCATTACGAATCTATTTAAACCAAAACCAAAACAAATCAAAAAATCAAGACTTATGACTATGACTAAAAGAGAATTGGAAACACTAGGCCGTAAACACGGAATAGAATTAGATAGAAGATATCTTAAAGATGATTTAGTTGAACAACTTTGGTCACACATTAACGGAAAATAATATGTATGAATATAAATGTGAGATAGTAAAGGTCGTTGATGGCGATACTGTTGATGTTAATATAGATTTAGGTTTCAATACTTGGTTGTGGAAAGAAAGAATAAGACTGAATGGTATAGATACTCCAGAATCAAGGACAAGAGACCCAGAGGAAAAGAAAGCTGGTCTATATGCAAAGGGTGTTGTTGAGGGTTTCTTACCAGTTGGTTCTACACAAGTTCTCAAAACAACTAAAGACAAATCTGGTAAGTTTGGAAGAACACTTGGGGACTTTGATATATATGATGGTCAAGAAGATAGAAGAATGGGTATAGTTGAGTATATGATAAAACATAATGTAGGTGTTGCATATGAGGGTCAATCAAAAGAACTCATAAAAGAACAACAATTAAAGAACATATCATATTTAAAAGCACAAGGTTTGATTGATTAAATAATGAAGATAGCTTTAGTTACGGACACTCATTTCGGTGCAAGAAATGACCACGACCACTTTAACACATATTTTTATAAATTCTACGAGGATATATTCTTTCCTTATCTCAAAGAACATAATATAAAAACTTGTATTCATTTAGGTGATGTAATGGATAGAAGAAAGTTTGTGTCATATAAAACTGCAAAAGATTTCAGAGAACAGTTTTGTGAAACTTTTGTGACAAATGACATAAATGTACATATGATAGTGGGTAATCACGATACATACTTTAAGAACACTAATGAAGTAAATTCACTTGATGAGTTGATTGGTAATCGTTATGAGAACATAAAGATATATAGAGAAGCAGAAACTGTTGAGTTTGATATACCTATATTTTTTCTACCTTGGATAAATTCAACAAATTACAACAGTACACTTGAGAAGATGCAAAAGACAAAGGCTACAGTTGCAATGGGTCACCTTGAAATAAAAGGGTTTGAAATGCATCACGGTTTTCCAAGTGAAACTGGTATGGATAAATCAGAGTTTAATAGGTTTGATATGGTAATGTCTGGACACTTTCACAAAAAGTCAGATGACGGACATATATTTTATTTAGGAACACCTTATCAAATATATTGGAACGATGATAAGTGTCCAAAAGGGTTTCATATATTTGATACAGAAACAAGAGAATTAGAAAGAATAATCAATCCACATACAATATTCAAAAAAGTTTATTATGATGATTCTAATGGTCAAGACTATAATTTCAATCAGATAAAAGATTTAAAAGACAAATATGTAAAACTAATAGTTGTAAATAAAAAAGATTTATATATGTTTGATAAGTTTGTAGACAAAGTTTTAACAGAGTCAAAAGCACACGATGTTAAAATTATAGAAGACTTTTCAGATTTGAAAGCAGAGAATGTAAAAAATGAAATTATTGAAAATGCACAAGACACAGTTACTTTATTAGATTCATATGTTGATGAACTAGATGTGAATAACTTAGATAAAAATAGACTCAAGACAATGTTAAAAGGATTGTATGTTGAGGCTAGTAATATGGAAATGTAGGAGAAAGAAATGAGAAACTTTTTATTTATATTTACATTATTATTTGCAACAAACTTATTTGCAAGAGACCAAATTAAAATAGTAGGTAGTTCTACTGTATATCCATTCGCAACAACTGTTGCAGAACGATTCGGTAAGACTAGTGGATTTAAAACACCAGTAGTTGAGTCAACTGGTTCTGGTGGTGGATTAAAATTATTTTGTGCTGGACTAGGCACACAACACCCAGATATAACAAATGCATCAAGAAGAATAAAACAAACAGAAATAGATAATTGTAAAAAGAATGGTATCAAAGATATTACAGAAGTTAAAATAGGATATGATGGTATTGCGATTGCAAACTCAAAAAAAGGTGCAAACTTTCATTTATCTTTAAGAGATTTATATCTTGCACTTGCAAAAGATGTACCAGCAGACATTGATGGTAAAACTGTCAAACCTAATCCATATAAAAAATGGATAGAAATAAATCCAACATATCCAGACTTACCTATTGTTGTTTACGGCCCACCACCAACATCTGGTACTAGAGATGCATTAAACGAACTTGGTATTGAAAGAGGTTGTAAAACTTATCCAGAGAGAAAAAAACTTAAAGAAAGTAATAAAAAATTATATAAATCTGAATGTCGTGCAATAAGAACAGATGGTGTATACATAGAAGCTGGTGAGAACGACAATCTAATAATTGAAAAATTAACAACAAACCCAGATTCATTAGGTATATTTGGTTATTCTTTTTTAGATGAAAATAGAGATAAAGTAAAGCCTGCAACAATAAATGGTGTTAGCCCAGAATTTGAATTAATTAGTAATGGTACATATCCTATTTCTAGGTCATTATGGTTATATGTAAAAGATGCACACGCAGCTGTGATTCCAGGCATTAGAGAATATGTGAAAGAATTCACATCTGATAGAGCAATAGGTGATGACGGATATTTGATAGAAAAAGGACTCATACCACTTAATGATTAAATTTAGTGAAATAAAAGATGTACACCCAAAAGGTTCTATTTGGATAGGTGAAAATCGTAATAAGAATGATAAAACTCTTTTGCATAGTCAAGCGTTATCCTTTCACGAGAATTTCCTTGATGTTGCAAAAGATGTTTTTACAGAAGATAAAAGGTTTGCAGATGTAACTGAACACGATTGGATGCAACCACTATTTGATAAACTAATGAAACTATTAGAAGATGTTGGATTAGGTAAATATTATGTCGTACAGGCGGATTTTAACAAGGCTACAGATGTGCCATCGCATTATCGTATGTTGTATGTACCTTGCTGCACACCAGATTGTATAGATTTAGATATACAAACTAGCGAGAAAGGTATATTTAAATTACCACTTAAAGAAGGTAGTTTTATCGTTATGCCTCCCAACTCTGGTATTAGAATTATTGCACCACCTGGTAAAATGTTTTTAGGTTTGATTATGGGTATTTGTAAAGATGAGGATTGACAAAACAAAAAAATATGATAGAGTAGTAATTTATGACTAAAAAATATATTCATGTAAATCAACATAAGATTCGTGCAAATAAAAAACACGGAACTAATGAACCAGTTATTACAATCAAAGAAGGTAAGAAAAATACATATTGTCATCGTGTAGAAATATTAGGTCCTTCTAAAATGTATTATGGTGGTAATGATAAACCAATTCTGCCTTGTGGTGCTAGAGTTGTTATTGAAACAGAGAGTGATATAAAGATTGATACACTTTGAGAAAGTAAGATGGAAAAACTTTCTATCTACTGGTAATTATTTTTTAGAAGTTCAATTAGATAGAAATCCAACAACATTAATAGTAGGTGAGAATGGTTCTGGTAAATCAACAGTTCTTGATGCATTATGTTTTGTTTTATTCAATAGACCTTTCAGACAAATTAATAAATCACAACTTGTTAACTCAATCAATATGGGTAGTGCTATTGTTGAAATAGAATTTACTATACAAAAAAATAAGTTTAAAATTATTCGTGGTATGAAACCTACGGTCTTTGAAATTTACTGTAATGGTAAAATGTTAAATCAAGATGCAAATAGTGTTGATTATCAAAAGATACTAGAGCAACAAATACTTAAATTAAATTATCGTTCATTTACACAGGTTGTAATATTAGGTTCTTCAACCTTTGTACCATTTATGCAATTAAGAAGTAAAGATAGAAGAGAAGTTGTTGAAGAAATACTTGATATAAAGATATTTTCTTTAATGAATTTTTTATTGAAACATAAAAATAAAGAGGTTGGTGAAGAATTAAACACTCTAGAGTATGAATTAAAACTTACTAAAGAGAAGATAACAATGCAAGAGCAATATATACAATCTCTCAAAAAAAATAAAGATAAAATTATAGAAGAGAAAGAACACTTAATATTTGATAGTAATAGAGTTTTATTAGATGAACAAGAAAAATCAGATAAAATATCGAATGAAATAGAATCAGCACAACCAGAGTTAGATAAAAAAGATAAGTTATTAAACACAATTAGAGAGTTTCATAAAATGGAAGCACAGCTTTCAAATAGAATAAATGAAAACGAAAGACAAAGAAAGTTCTTTTCTGAAAATGACGAATGTCCAACTTGTACACAAACAATAGATGAAGAATTAAAACAAGTGAAAATAAAAGAAAAGACTAATAGAATAGCTGAACTAAAACAAGGTATATTAAAATTAGAAGATGAACTGAAAGCAAAAGAAACAGAGAAAAGTAAATTAAATGAATTTGCAAAAGAGATTAGAAAAAAAGAAGTTGAGATTGCAAAGATATCAGTATCTATGTCTGGATTAAAAAGATTGATAGAAAAAGAAAAAAAACAAATAGAAAAATATAAGAATGGTCAAGTATCTGAAGAAGACAAAGTTAAATTAACAAGACTTTCTGAAAGATTTAAAATACAAGAAGAACAGATATCTAAATTACGAGAAGATAAGTTTTATGTAGATGTTGCAAGAAATCTATTAATGGACACTGGTATCAAAACAAAGATAATAAACAAGTATTTACCGATTATGAATAAATTAATCAATGGGTACTTGACAAGTATGGATTTTTATGTTAACTTTACACTGGACAATAATTTTAATGAAACTATTAAGTCCAGACACAGAGATGAATTTAGTTATTCGTCTTTTAGTGAAGGTGAAAAAATGAGGATTGACCTTGCACTTCTCTTTACTTGGAGAGCTGTTGCAAAGATGAAAAACTCAACCAACACTAATTTACTAATACTAGATGAAATCTTTGATAGTAGTTTAGATACTACTGGTACTGATGATTTCTTAAAAATATTGCACACTTTTGCTGACCAAAATGTATTTGTCATAAGTCATAAGGGAGATACAATGTTTGATAAGTTTAGAAGTGTGATAAAGTTTGAAAAGGTGAGAAATTTTAGTAAATTATTATGATAAGATTACATAACGGTGATTGTTTAAATGTTCTAAAGATGATGATAGAAGATGAGGTCTTCGTTGATTCTATCGTTACAGACCCACCCTATGAATTAGGTTTTATGGGAAGAAGTTGGGATTCTACTGGTATTGCATTTCAAAAAGAAACTTGGGAACTATGTTTTAAGGTATTGAAGCCTGGTGGACATCTACTTGCATTTTCTGGAAGTAGAACATACCATAGAATGGCAGTTGCAATAGAAGATGCTGGTTTTGAGATTCGTGACCAAGTAATGTGGTTATATGGTTCTGGGTTTCCAAAGAGTATGAATGTTGGTAAAATAGTTGATAAGAAATTAAGAGGAGTTGGGGTTGGAAAATCTGACCCAAAATCCCCTCTACATGGAACTAAAAGACAAAAAATTGATGGTTCAAATGCTAAACATGATATGAGTCCTTTATACAAAACACAAAATGTAGAATATGAATATGAACATGATATTTCAAAACAATGGGATGGTTGGGGTACTGCACTTAAACCAGCACACGAACCTTTAGTTCTTGCAAGAAAACCTTTATCAGAAAAGTCTATCGCAGATAATGTATTAAAGTGGGGAACTGGTGGTATTAATATAGATGAATGTAGAGTTGAGGGTAATGATGCAAAATATCCAGATAGTAATCCAGTTATGAACAGTGGAAAATATGCACAAAATGAAAATGCAAAAAGAAAAACGGTTGTTCGTAAATCAAGAGATGAAAATGGTGTATGGACAAATGATAACTCTGGTATGAAAGCAGAGGGCAGTAAATATGCAGACGCAGACCCTAGAGGTAGATTTCCAGCAAATGTTATGCATGATGGTAGTGATAGTATAAAAGAATTGTTTGAAGATAAATCAAGATATTTCTATTGTGCAAAAACATCAAAAGCAGAAAGAAATCAAGGAACAGAGAAGAAAAATATACACCCAACAGTAAAACCTATTAAGTTAATGAAATACTTATGTAGATTGATTACACCAAAAGGTGGTACAGTATTAGACCCATTTATGGGTAGTGGTTCAACTGGAATGGCTGCAAAAGAAGAGAACTTTGAATTTGTAGGTATAGAAAAAGAAGAACAATATTTTAACATTGCGAGTGCAAGAATAGAATCAGTAGATACTAAATCAACATTAGAGGGGTTTTATGATTAAAAAGATTAGTGTATTGTGTTTACTACCATCATTTGTTTTCGCAACAAATCCTTGTGAATATGATAATCAAACTACATCTACAATGCAAGGTACAGTAGAATCAGTAATCGTAAAAGATAAAACAGTAACAGAATATTTTAGAGAAACAAAGAAATGTAAAGTATTAATCAAAGCAAAAATATTAGGTAAGTGGTATATGACTTCACAAGATTATATATTCACTCCAGATATGTCAGAAAACCAAGCTTGTCAAAATGCAGTTAATCGTGCAAAGGAAAGATTATTACAAGAGTTTGTTCCAGAAACATTAGAATCAACTAAAAATTTAAATTGTCAATTTAGGGACTTGACAAAACAAAGAATTGAGTGTAGAATAGAGACACTTAATGTTGTAATGCCAGGGTTGGGATTACAAGAAGTTAAACTTAAACAATGTAATAGGTGATATATGAATAAAACTAAAGGCATTTTAACAAATGTTTTAATTTTATGTGGGGTTGCTGCTCTACTTATATTTACACAGTCTTGTGGTACTGTTTCTGGATTCGGTCAAGATATAAAAGATGTATCTGATTGGTCAAAAGATAAACTACAAAGTTCAGATGAAGAGGAGGTGATTAATTATGAAGAAGAAGTTATTTAGTATTCTACCTCTCATCGCACTAGGTTCTTGTGCAACAAAAGTTGATGTTGACCCTTTGGTTGAAACACCAGAGATTCAACAACAAATAGAAAAAGTTGAAAGTACA